TAAAGGCTTTAGCCAGGCGATCTGCATTTTCAGGCCTACCCCTACTAGGTACAACCACACACATCTTCATGGCCATAGGGTAGGGGATAAGGCTGACTTACTTCTTAGATATGAGAATTTGGTACAGCGTGTCTATCTTTTCCTCTATGCGTGCAACACGGCCTTCTAAATTGTGGCGGCCATTATTGTCAGGCTTTAACTCATTTAGATAATGCTTTACCAGCCACCTAACAGTTGCTACCAGTGCGCCCAAAATGGTGACCGTAGATACTGCTAAGGCCGCCGAATCGTTCACGCTCATTAACTATTAACACCAAATTGATCATTTTTAGGATCAAGATAGCGGATTAAAGGTGCAACTAGCGCACCCGCTAAAATTGCTAACTCAGGCCTTACATCTGCAACTAACGCTAATGCTGTTGTAACAGTTGCAACTGCAACGCTTCTTAAATATGACTTAACAATTTCTTTTTTCTTTTTATCTAATTTCATTTTAATCCTAACTGTTTAATTTTTTGTTGTACTTCATGCTTGGTTAATGCTATTTCAAAATGCATTTCATCTTTACGCTTTTTGTAATTGCCGCCCCAATTCAACCCATATTTAGTTATCAGTAGGTTAATTGTATTACGCTGATCCTTATTAAATGTATTTGACTTGCCCAAAGGATGCTTAATTGCATTTAAGTCTATGGCAGTACCGGATGCGTGATTGCTTAGTACCCGATCAGATGATCTAGTCATCCTGAAGGCGTATCCCCAATCATCTAGTTGGCCTTCATTTATTGGCTCAACTAATTCATGAAATTCTTTACAAAAGTTTATCAATAAAGGCGCAACGGCTTTTGAACAGGCTAACTTTATTTTTGTACCTGGCACACTAAAAGATTTAATGCCTAAAGCCTTACGATCTTCACTGGCAGGCCAACCGTTAGGGCTAGTTAGTTCTCTAATTTTTGCCACATTAAATTTTCTTCATCCCAATACCATTTGCCTTCGGCGGGCATTGGTGTTGGTGCATTCCAAAATGATCCTGATCTAATCCACGATGGATAAGGTTTAGGTGTTACAAAAATATCTTCATCCAAATTGTAAGAATAACCAATGCCTGCGTAAACACCTCTAATTTTTGAATTGTAACTAGTTCGTTTTATGTTATAGCCCGTTGCTTCACTATAAAATGTTTCAGTGTCTAATCCATTGATCAACTCTGTTTCATCAACCCCAACAGTTACATTTACAACTATGTTATCTCCATTTAACCAAGCGTAATGTGCCATTATGCCCAACTCACATTTCCTGCTGTTGCGCCGGTTATTGTTGCTCGTTTATATCCGCCACTTGCCGCACTTTCAGTTCCTGTTACACCTGCACCAAAACTAATTGTTCTTGTATCTGGATATCTAAGAATTATTACACCACTACCACCAGTTTTACCATTATATTCAACGGCTTCTCCACCACCGCCACCGCCTGAACCTGTATTTACAGTTCCCGCAACAGCAGCAGTATTGTCACCACCTTTACCGCCACCACCTGCGCCACCTGCACCTGCGTTTGCACCTGCACCTGAATAACCACCACCGCCACCGCCAGCATAAGTAACAGATGAACCAGTTATTGAAGTTGCAGTACCATCTCCACCTTTACCACCTGAACCGCCACCTGAACCTGCGGCAGTACCATCTTGACTAGCACCACCACCGCCACCCGCTTGACCTGCTTGACCTGTTCCACCTGCTTTACCTTGATTGGCTGTTCCTGATGCACCTGCTTGAGAGCCACTAGTAGGATGGCCGCCACCACCACCTGAACCGCCTGTTAAACCTGCTTGCAATCCTGTAACCCAGTTACCACCACCTGCGCCACCACCTGTGGAAGTGATTGTTGAAAATACAGAATCACTACCACTTGTACCTCTACCGCCATTACCTGTGCCGCCAGTTCCACCCGCGCCAATTGTTACTGTGTAATTAACATTCGTATCTAGTGTCAATGAACTTTCAGGTGAACTACCGCCACCGCTTGCAGTAACAGTACAACGGAAACCACCCGCGCCACCACCTGCACCTCTGTTTGCGCCACCGCCACCGCCTGCGGCTATTACCAAATAATCAACCGTAAATGTTACGATTGCCGGTGCAGATGGTTGTGTCAATATCCCCAAAATATTCATTTGTTACTCTGCTACTCTGCCTACAACATACCAACTATCGGTGCTTACTTTTATGCAAGATACTGCACCAAAAGTTTTGGTAATTGTTGGATTAGTTGAAACCGTACCTGTTGATGCCAAAGTAACGCCTGATCCTTGAATAATAGATACAGTGCCGCCTGAACCAATTTTAATTACATTAATTACCGAACCAGTAGTGATAGCAACTGTGTCAAATGGTGGTATTGTAATTGTAGTAGTACCAGTGTTTGAATATGTAATAAGTTTATTATCTGCATCAGTAACCACTAATGTGTCTGATGTTGCGGTAACTGCCCGAACAGTTAAATTGGCTATGCTGTTCATTTGAGCCGCCGTTAATACCTGACCAACTGAAAAAGTTGCCATCACACTCCCCTAATAAGCCAAAGAATCTTCATCTAAAATTCCATCAACGGTAGAGTCTAGCAAAAAACCCACGGCAAACGGTTGGGCGCAAGTAAAAGTAACCTGAAAAGATTTGGGCGTTATTTGATAGGTAAGGCCTGCAATAACGCTATCTGTAACCACATTCCCCGCCGGTAGGGTTTGTGTAACCTCTATTGGGTCAAACATATCTAAACTCAACGCCGCAACTACACGATCAGGATCATCCTCACCAAAGGCATCAACAGTTAGAGAATTTAATTGTATGTTTACGCCCTGCTCTTTTCGGGAAGCAATAATCATTTCAGCCTGATTTAAAGCATTAGCATCTGTTTGCATAATACCGCCCCTGACCCGGCTATGTTGAAAATAATCATTGATGCTGGCTGTATCACTGGCAGTTTGACCCACACCACCTGTCCTAGTTACGGTCACCTTGTTAATCATTTGATAATCAGAAATATCAAACTCAACGGCCTGGTATGTCACATCGCCTGATCCGGGTACATCACTAAAAACGGTAGCAGTATCACCCGAAGCAACTATAATGTCATTGCGGGATAAAAATGTTGCATATCCGCGTTCATCCATATAGAACGCGCCCAGGTCTGTACCTTCTACAACCTGGCAGGCTGACAATAATGATCTTGATGATCCATCATCTGCCTGCACGGTGGTAGTTGCGGTAGTTGATATGTCACGCATACCGCCTGGCCATTCTCCGGCATCTAACAAACTTGAAATTCTTTGAGCAGTAGTTTGTCCGGCTGTGCCACCGCTAACTGAAGTAATGGTTGTCAGGTTTAATAACTGGAATCCATCTACACACGCCAAAGTTACATAGGCTGGATCAAACCCGGTAGGGCTTTGGTAATTCCATTCTTGTACATAAAAAGAACCTAAGTTATATGTTACGCCTAGATATTCTGCCGTAAAGCGAATTTTACGCATTGGTTTTATCTTGCCATATAAACTTGATCCGGTATTGGCTGGGTTAAATTCACCTGTTTCATCAACAAAAACTATACGCGCTGTACCACCGGTAAATGAATCTGATGATCTATTAAAGGCACGGCGTATGTAACATTGAGTAACAAAATTTGTTATATCTACTACATCTGCGGCGGCTGTGCCTAAAACAGAAAAATCTAACGGTGTTGCCGCATCATCCAATACAAGGCTGGGATCAAATGAAGCACCGCCACTAAAATCAATTTCTGCCCGGAATGTTGCGGCTGGCATTATCTACCTAAGTTAGTTAATTGAGTTACCGCGCCTGCTCTGTTTAAATTATACAAAGCATCTTGAATTACAGATTGTAATTCACCTTCTGATATAACACTGCCTGCAACATTGATGTTCACGGTAGTACCAAATCCACCCATTTTGTCTAATGGAATAACTGCCTCTGCACCGGCCTCACCAATAAGTGCTTGCGTAGGTCTTGTAACAATACCGCCTTCTGCCATAGGTACACGCCTGCCGCCGGTCAAAGGGTCTATATCCGGATTAGCCCTAAAATACGCATCTGCCTGGGCTTGTAACCTTGCACTAGCACCAGCCCCCGATCTAGCACCAGCAACACTGCTACCGCCGGCGATCAATTCTTCATATACATTTTTAAAAATTTGATCATATTTCTGTGGCTCAATAATAATTGGAGTTGGGGTTGTAGCGGCCTGAGTTGTTATTTCAGGTACTTTAACTTGCTTTAATAAAGCCAACATTTTTCTTATTTCTTCATTGGCAGAAAACAATTTGAGAATATACATCTCAACGCCTAAAGTGGTCATACCCCACTTTTTAGCCAATTCATCTATTTCGCCTGATGTGATTTTGCCATCTTCAATTACCTTTAATACATCAGCGTATCTTTGTGCTTCATTAACTGCGGCTTCTGTGCCTTCTGCAAGTTTTTGTAATATTTTTACGCGCCCTTCATCTTCGGCAGATAACTTACGGCTCAAAGCAACTTGTAAATTAATTGCATCAAGATCAAACATTTTTGCAAGATCGGCTTTTTTCTTATCTAAAGCCTGTTGTGCAGTTTTTTCTTTGGTCATTTGTTTTTCTCTAGCCAAAATATCTTTTTGTATTTTAGCCAAAACTTGTTCAGTAGTAAGTTCTTTTTTGCCATAAAGTCTTTGTTTTTCTAAGGCATCAATAGTTAATTGAGATAACCCTAAATAACCCTTTTCTTGTAGTATGCGTTCTTCTCTTATTCTTAAACCTTCTTTTTCAAGTCTTTGGAAAGTTTGAAAATCTCCTGTAAGCACATCTAAATTTAAATTTGCAAGGTCTAAATAACCAAGAAAACCACCCTTACTAAAAGATGATCCTAAACCTACTAATAAATCACTTGACTTTTGAGCCGCAACTTCTAATTTTGCTGAGAAAATATCTAAGTTAGATGATCCGGTTGTAATAAGACCGGCGGCAACTAAAAATCCCTGTCCTAAAGTTTCAGTGGCTTCACCTGCACTAATTTTAAATCTATCTAATTGACCTGCAAAAGTTTTAGTTTGTGCTTCGGCTGATCCAGCGTACTTATCCAAATTTTGCATTAACTTAATAAAGCCCATTGATTTGGCTTCGGCGGTTGTAAAGCCAATACCTAATTTAGCAATTGAATCATAACTACCTATTGCGGCTTTATTTATTGCGTTTAAAACAGTATCTAAATCCGCGCCTGTGCCGGCTGAGATATCTAAGGCTTTACTTAGTAGATATTGAGATGATGACAAATCACCAGTTTGCGCAATTAACTTTTGTAATGCAGGTACTAATGCATCTTCAGTAATATTAGTTGCTCGTTGTAAATCTGCTACAAAGTTTTTTACATCAGGTAAGGCAAACTCCTGGCCTATGCTCTTTAATGTAAGTTGTAATTGTTTATCTAATCTTTCCTGGGCTAAAGCGGCTTGAATTGAATTTTTGGTAAATATGGCTAAACCTGCGGCGGCGGCTATTCCACCGGCCTTTGCAAATGCTTTTAATCTGAATGAACCTGTTGCAACTACCTTATCAAAGCCTTTTAGTTCTTTGGTTGCACGCTCTAAGCCTTTTTTATCAAACTTGGTTAAGAAGTTAATTGCAACATATTGA